TCGTGCTGGATAATGCCATAATGCCGTGTCTCGAAGCTAGTTTCTACGACCTGCCCCGTTGCTTCATCGATAAGCCTTAGCGTGGTTGTTCCTGCCGCTGCGTTACCCTTAACGTGAGCTGCAAGCCAAAGCGTACCCTGTACGTTTTCTTTGCCGTTGACCCACGCAGTGTAAGTGATCGTGACGCGTCCTTGCGTGACTTGCGCCGTTGCCATGACGTTTCCATCGGGTGCATAGATGTCGAAGCTCGCTGCGTTTGTGGCTGGGAAGTCGAGAATATCTGGGATACCCAGTGAGAACGTGTCGCCCTCGTGAACTTCACCTTGTGCACTCCAAGACGCTGTCAAGTAGATGTCTTGGTTCGTGAATGCAGAGGTTAAGTCCTGTTTGTTTTTGTCGGTGACTCTAAAGCTTGTAATCGTGGTCGGTACTGTTTGAGCTTGCGCAACACCTGGGATAAAAACAAACACCACGAGTACGCAAACGGCCAGCCATTGTAGTAGTCTTTTCATTAGAGGAACCTTTCTCCTATTGAGATCATGATTAATCCTGCACAAGTCAAGGCAATTCCAGCTTTATATGTGTATTCTGGATCACCCTTCAGTGATGTCGAAGAACTGGCGATGAGAGACATAACTCCGACAGTTGTAACGACCAGCCCACAGATGGATATGCCGTTCATCTCTTTCCCTTCTTCTCTTCTGCGATCCGTTCCCATTTACGTCTGGCGTATTCCTCGCTGACCATATCTATATCTAGCTTAATAGCATCAATAACGCCCTCTGAAGACATGCAGCCACTAGATAATTGCTTTCCGAGGACTTTGCACCAGTCAGGTATATTTTTCATGTTCTTGCCCATTCTAACGCCTCACATCACGGATGGAAATGAGAGCTTCAATCATCTCAGGCTTGCTCAGACATGCGATGTCGTCCTCGCCAAGGTCGATGGCAAGAGAGATGAGCTCGTTCTTCTTCATGTGACGCAGCTTGTTATCAGACAAATGTTGCAGCTCATCCAGAGCCATGTCCTCAGCTGAAGGACACACGTTCTCTGAAGGATCCACTTCTAGCAGTGGAATCTGCTGCTGTTCCCATACATCATCTCCTGAAGCATAGATAGACCACGCAGCTCCACAACTGTCGCACACCACGTCTACGCATCGACCAGTTGACGTGATGTTACCATAGCTGGTTCGAGCATGACCTCTACCTCCACATCCAGGACATTTGCATTCAGTGACACGCTTGTACTCATCGTCAGTCATGTCCTGCAATCTGATCGTCATCATAGGCACACCTCCTTCGCAGCTTCACCTGTGGAACCATAGCCACCACGAGATGCGCAGTTCATATCATCTGTCTGGACGATGGTTACGTCTGACATAGAACGGAGTACGCGGAACTGAGCAATGCGAGTGCCCTTCTCAATGTGGGTATCTCGAATTGCATATGCAGCAAATCCCCATACGTCATCATTACCACAGTACTCGTTCTCAATGATGCCGATGGAGTTAGCCATGAAAATACCGTGCTTAAGGCAAGTTGAAGAGCGGGGGGCTAGAATGCCCTCACAACCCTCAGGTAGCTTCATAGAGACTCCGAGGGGGATGATTTTCACCTCACCTTTGTGTAGGTCTACATCCTCACTTGCAGACAAATCAATCCACGCACCATGGCACTCAAGCTTTCCAGCTCCGTTGTGATATTTAACAATGATTTTCATTGCTCTCCTTTCCTGAGGTAGGAAGAGACCCGTGAAGGTCTCTTCCTCACTCGTACAAACGTGCGCTAATTGCAGCTGCCGCAATCACAATCATCGGACATTTGACTGAGGATCTCATCCATCATGTGAATTGTATGATCACGTCTCTCGTCATCGCATCTCCACTGGGAGAGCTTTTCCCTAGTGGCGTTTTCGATCTCGTCGAGCGACAAGGATTGTTCGTTGTCTTGAGAGTTACGTTCCTCCAGAACATTTCGAATTTCTTCACGAAGATCCTCGAGGAGATTAAGTTGAAACTCAATCGGGATTTCGAAACCATACATCAGTCGTGCTAAAGCTTCCTCGCAACGCAGGTATTGGCTTCTGTCGACATTCATAATCGAAGAGATAATCTCTTCCTTGGCACCGTTCTTTTCCATGATAATTCCTCTCTACTTCCATCTATCCTGGATGGGGCATGGGCGGTCGAAAATTGACTCAAACTTGCAACGTTTCTCGTGGAAGCAGACGGGTACAAGGTAGTCTGCGAAGTCGTCTCCCCAGACTCGACGTACCTCCTCCTTCATCTGACGGATGACTTCTCGCCATTCACCTTGAGCCTGAAGGCAGAGTCTGTCTCCTGCGAGACCAACCAGAGCACGGTAGTTCGTACCGATGCCGATTCGAGTCGTGACGTTGGTTGGCAGAATGCCACGAGCATCCTGAGTCTCCACTCCTGCGTCAATGAGCTTGTGATAGGCTTCCTCAACCTGATTCATCGTGTCTGCCCAAAGAGCCTTTTGCTCATCAGTCTTCACAGATGGACCGCAGATTACGTCCATATCTTCTACCTTTGTGAATCGCATAGACTCCTGGGAGAAACTGAACCCGACACGATGGCGGACAGCCTGATGAGTGAACGCGCGAGACACGCCGTCAATCTGAAAGACCAGCGTAATCCACTCGAATACGCCATTGAGAGCAGTCTTCTGCATCTCACTGAAGATCTCATCTGCCTCAGCATCAGAGATGTCATCGAGGGAATGTCGCATGTCCCCTCGCATGTTCAGCACACCAGCAGCAATCACCTTCTTCGGCTGCGGAGTAGCTGATATACAACTTACTTTTACCACTTTTCATCCCTTCTCACGGATTCCAACGTTCGACAATGACGTCTGCCATGCCGTCGTAATTATTATGCGCCATAGTATGGTTATTTTTTGCCAGAATTTTTCTTTTCTGGAACTTTTTTACCACCCATAGGTAAAGGAAGGTCATCTACCTCATCTTTTGAGGTCTGTGGAACCTGAGATACAAGTCGGCCATCTTCAGTCTGAATGGCTGGCGTCGTCATAATACGACCACCACATGACGCGCACAAAGACAACATCGGAGCTGGCCGAACGAAAGCGACTGGCTCAGATAATCCGTTGCCTTTGATGCGAAGCTTCTGACAACCTGTCACGGAGTACTTCAAGACTCCCGTTCCCTTCGTCAGATCAACTCCGCAATGAGGACACTTCACAGGATACACGTTCCTACGTACACCATTATCCATTGTTCTCTCCTTCTACGACGATGAGCTTCTTCGCGAACAGCGTATCGTCGTTGCCACTGTTCTTACTTGCACGACAGAAGAACGAGTTCCCACTCTTCAGATCATCACCATGTTCTTCGAGGATGTCCCCTCCGACGTACACTCCGATGGTACCTGTCGAATCGTTCAACTGGATGACGGCAGACTTTTTACCGTCTCGGTTCTTCTTCTTGACAGACGTGATAACACCACGTACATACACGGAACCAGACTTGCCAGACAACAGACTGATATCTGTCCAGGGAATTTCTTTGTACCCAGAAATGCTATCTAGGTGAGCCAAAGCCTGATGATTAACAGGTAGAGGATACAGATTCCTCCATACGAGGTAATCGCTGTCCCACGGTCTGTTGGCTGCACCGATGAGACCAAGTGCTTGAATAGACTCCTGAACACGCTTGTTGACCACACGTCTCGTCACCTTGTTGTACAAGTCGTCGAAGTCCTTGTAGGGTTTGTGCTCAATGATGTCGTCGACAGCCTTATCACCCATCCCCTTGATATGCTTAAGACCAAGTTTAATGGCTTTTAAGCCACTCTTGTTTGTAACAATACGGCTTTCACGATCACTGTGATTAATGTCTGGCAAAAATACCCTTACGCCATGCTGGATGGCATCCGTGAGTGCTGCACGGAACTTGTCATCCTCGTGCTCGCAGTTCATAAGAGCACAGTACCACTCGACTGGGTGATAGTGCTTCATCCACATGCACCAGTAGCCTATTTGAGTGTATTGGAATGCATGAGACTTGTTGAACGCATACGAACCAAAGTGTACCATCTCTTGGAACAAGTTGCGAGCATCGTATTCACTCATGCCGTGCGACATAGCCCCCTCAAGAAAAGCAGGTAACTCTTTGTTAAACACCGCCACACCAGGTTGACGCTTGATCATCTCACGCATTCGATCGACGCCATGTGGGTCATAGTTACCCAGCTGACCGAAAATGAGCATAATCTGCTCCTGATATACGAGTACACCCTCAGTGTTCTTTGTGATTTCATCGTATATTGGATGAAGAGAGGGAACTTCTTCACGACCAGCTCGACGGTCCACGTACTTCTGGAACAGACCAGAACGCATAGCACCTGGACGGTAAAGTGCATTCACAGCGACAAGGTCATCGAACGAGCTGATGGGGATTTCCTTCAGCAGACCTGTCATTCCCTGAGAATTGAACTGGAACACGCCATTCGTCTTTCCTTCATGGAAGTCTGCAAGGATGGCTGGATCTGCGTAGTCAAGAGCCAGAAGATCATCTCGGGTAACTCCGCTGAGGTCACAAGTCTCACGGATAATGCTGAGTGTCTTGATTCCAAGGATGTCGAGCTTAAGGAAGCCCATCGCCATGCATTCATGACCGTCAAACACTGAGCACTTGACTCCATTACGGACGTCAAGTGGCATAGCATCTGTCAGTGGGAACGGGCTCACCAGAACACCTGAAGCATGAACTCCGCGCTGTCGCTTGCGGTTGAGCAGGAGCTTGCATGCAGGCTCAAAATCAGGGTACTTTGAGCAGAGCTGCTTTCCTGGGATGGTGTTCTCCAGAATGTCCGTTACGATTGCCAATGAGGAAGCCAACTTTTGGCTGCCTTTATCTCCTGGAGTGACAAGAGATGAAGCCTTGTTAACCTCAGCGCGTGGAATGTTCATGCAGCGAGCCAAGTCTTGCATTACCATTTTCTCCCCGAGATTGCCGTACATCCCCATCGATGCAACGTTTGCTTCACCGTACTTTTCGATGAGATAATCTTTGATTTCCTGTCGACGGGAATCTTCAAAGTCGAGGTCAATGTCTGGCGGTTCCTCACGTCCTGGTGCGAGGAATCGTTCGAACATGAGGTCATGAGCGACTGGATCTGGGTCTGTAATTCTGAGAGCAGCGCAGACAAGGCTTCCACCAGCGGATCCACGACCTGGACCATAGAAGATACCGCTTCTTCGAACGAATTCAAGCATGTCGTCAATGAGGAGAAAATATCTGACAAATCCCTGTTCGTGAATGTAGTTGAGCTCATATTCGAGTCTCTCGACGTATCTTGGGTCATCGCGTTTACCGTCCCATTTCGACATAGCCATACCAGCGTAGGTGAGCTCTCGCAACTTCTCGTATTCCTCATCCTCTGTGAGTCCTGCATACGGCTGCGGAGTGAGGGACTTCCACTGGGGCATTTGGATGTCGACCATATCGCAGATATGTAGCGTACCGTCAAGAGCTCGCTCAATATCCATCTGAGACAGGTATGGATGGTTCGCCAGGAGAAGTCCACCCATCTCATTTCGAGTCATAGGATGGAAACAGTTGTCATCGAACTCCCACACCTTGCCTTTGGATCCTGTTCCCAGGTAGTATTTATGGTACGGTTGCCAGTCACGAAGATAGTGAGAATCTGGTGTAGCGACGAGCGGGAGTCCTAGTGTGTTCGCTACGTGAATCGCAGTCTCGTTTATGTATGTCTGCATCCTGATCTTCGTAGGCATGATCTCCATGAAGAATCTACCATCAAAAATCTCAGCCATCTGCTCTCCGAGCTTAAGTGGATTCTTGGTCTTACCGAACATGGAATCCATGCAACCTGACAGGCAGATTACGTCCTCGCTGTATTCCTTCAACAAGCTAGGTTGAATACGAGGACGATTGTAGAAGCCATCAGTCCAGCCTTTGGTCGACAGCCTGAAGAGGTTCTGACAACCCTTCCAGCTTTTTGCGAGTAGTGTTACGTGGCTTCTGCGCTCTCCCTTGACTCGCTTGCTAGCGTCAGGTACAATGTAAGCTTCGATGCCGACTATACCCTTAATTCCAGCCTTAGAAGCAGCCTTAAGCAGAGCATATCCAGAGCCCATAGCACCGTGATCTGTGATGGCTATGCCAGGCTGACCGTGAGTCACAACCCAGTCAACATAGTCGTCCACACGAGGCATACCATCGAGCAAAGAGAACTCGCTGTGACAGTGGAGGTTCACAAAATCGTCTTTCACAGCAGATTCATCTCCTTCAGATTCCTCACGAGGGTCTTGCATATACCCTCTGTCGAGCTCTTGTGCGGGTGAAGAGTGATGACAGGAACGCCAGTATGAGCAAAGCACTCAGACGCTGCGAGCATACGATGCTTCTGGTAGACAAGATCATCGTATCCCCAGCCGACCTTGCATATATCAGGATCTCGCTCCATGCAAGTGTCGACGTCTATGTCTAGTATTACGATAACAGGCTTAACATCCTTGATTACCTGCGCAAGGTACTCAAGATCTGGGTCTGTACGCTGTTGATAAGCCCAGCAAGACAACGTAGTCCTATCGAGGATTGCGTTCGCTCCAGCTCTGTCGAGAGTCTGAATTGCCACAGCTGCGACCTTCCATGAGTCTCTGTCGAAGCAGGGAGCTGAATAGATAGACTTTCCGTGAGCATACTCATACGGTTCAAGCATATCCTTGTTCAAATCGAGAACGGGAAATCCTAGCTCCTCACTCAGACGAGCCGCGAGCGTAGACTTACCTGCGCCATCAATGCCTTCAATAGAAATAATCATCGTTCATCCTTCCAAGGTTCATTCATACCGACAAAATGACACGCTGCATCGTACAATGTCCTGAACCTGTGCACGAACGGAGCTCCAGACCTGTTGTATGGTCTGTCTATGATGTAGCACTGAATGGTGTGCTTACCTGCGAATTTCACAAGATTTCTAGGATCATCATCGAAAATGGCAAGCACGTCGTCTTTGTCGTAATGATCACGGACGTAGTCGAACTTCTCCTTCGTGAACACCAGTTCGCTATATTTTAGCTCATGTTGTTCAAGCCAATATTCTGTATCGCTGCGGATGTTGTCGTACTTGTCTGCAGGACGACTGGAGATGATCACGACATCATACCACGTTGACAGCCTACGAAGCGCGCCATGGGTACCAGGGATCATCGTCATATCGCGCTTGTGCCCCTCGACCCTCCATCTGCGCTTCAACTCAGCATAATCTTCCTCATCCAAGCCTAGAATCTCATTAAGATGAAGAGATGTCAGATCATTCGGAGATGGGCTCAGCTGGCCATTCGTAGCCCACCTGAGGAAATCTCCACCATAGTCTGCCATCACATTGTCTAGGTCTACAAAGACCTTCTTCATGTTAGAGCACATTATTTGTGTCAACCCCCATTTTCGAAAGACGGGAAAGCGTATCATAGTATGCCATGTGAGCCATGTAGGTCGAATCCCACTTGCCATATCTACCAACCAGCAGGACGTTCCTATGAAAGTTGTAGAACTTAGCCTTGCCATCGACCTTGACGACTGTGTGAGCACCTTCGACAGGCTTCATATACTCAGTCTGCTCAACACCATCAACCCTGCTGTACCGAGTCCAGGTCTCCTCAGGATTGACATTGTAAACGATGAGATTCTCTGGGTGATTAGCCCAGCCTGGACTGTTCGGATATGGACTGCAGCTGGAGACATACATCTCGCGACTGCGGCACTGAGACCTCGCGTGTGGATAGATCATGTTAAGTGGTGCTGTGTTGATGACTAGGTCATTACCTCGAGAGAGATACTTCATGTCCTGAGACTCAACGTTTTCTTCTATAATACGAAGACCTTGAAGCATGTTCCAAGCTTCCATCCAACTGTAAGCTTTGACTGTTTTAACTGAGCGATGAATGGAGTTGTTTGTCAGAGAAGCTCCAGTCTTCTGGGCATACAGCTGAGCCATAGCGTTTTGGCTTACATTGTCCCAGCGCATAAACCACTTCCCGTATCCGACGAATGCAGTCTCAATCTCAAACGAACTGATAGGCAGACCACATGCGTCATGGAGATATCGGACACCATAACCTGGATGAGGCTTCGTAGCTGAGATCACCTGAGGTACAATCCCGCAATCCATGCAAGCCTTAGCAGCGAGCAGACCTGCCATACCCGCTCCGATGATTGTTACATTCATAGATTTCTCATTTCTTCAAGCAGCTTAATAAACATTGGAGTCTTGTGCATCGTACCTCGACCCAGCCGAACGAGCCTGTGGCTTGAAAGATACCTGGTCACGTCTGCTGAGTCTTCACGAGTCATTCCACAGAAGTCCTCCACATCTTGTCGTTTAAACTCATCATACGTTGACAGGAACTGAAGAACAAGAGGTTCGTCTTCCAGCCACTTAACAACGTCCTCCCTGCTCGTACCAAGAGGTTCATTTTCCTTAGCGCGAGCTTCGCTGAACTGACGATAGCGGAACGAGGACTTCTTGTAACAATCATCGACAAACTGAGCTGCAGCCAACACATGTTCCTTCTTGACAAGTAAGCGGTTACCGTCATCTGTCGAGAATAGCCTTGCTGCCCATGCAGAAGCCATTCTAGCGAGTTTCACACGAAAGTCTGCGCTTTCTACCAGAGGTATCTCAGATGTGTAATTCTCGCCCATTTTAACGGATAGTTCATATATGAGTTCACGCGCCTGCTTGGAGAAGAGAACATCTTCAGGCTTGCGAGACCATACCCACATGATCAGGTCATGGCACAGTTCGCTCGTATAGACGTGTTCTACCTCATCTGGAGTATTGCTGTTAATGACCTTCGAATCGACATCCTCACTGGCAGAAGACACGACCAAATCGAATCGTGAGATATCCTCCGCTTTTCCAATTAGTTGAGGGATGAACTCAACAGGGTACGTACGACTTGATACGTTGTCTCCCCATCTAGGGTTTGAAATCCAAATGAGTCTAGTACGTGCAAGTGCGCGTTCGGTCTGAATCTTCGTGATCTCAGCTACGCCACTGGAACGGATACCAGACATGTTCGCAATCTCGTCTTGAGTCAGGCCAGAAGCCTCATCAATTACGACAAGTCGACGGTCATTCAGGGGGATCTTACCCCAGGTGATTTGCCATCGCTTGTTCACCTGTTGGAGACCTCCGACAAGACCAGCATACGAGGACGCTTCACCTGTGACGAACTCTCCAAGACGGTAGTGTCTCATGAGCTGTTGGACGGTTTCAGTCTTACCTGTGCGGGTATCACCGAACAGGAGAACCTCCAGCCAACCACGCTTCAAAGGCTTCCCGTCGAAGTCAAACCTGAGGAGCGAGTGATATACCAAATCGACAGCGATGTGTACATCGTCCCTACCGTAAATTGAGGTCACGTTCGTAGATAGGTCGCGGACGATTTCATCCATTTTCTGTCTGACCGTTTGACCTTTTGAAGGTTGGAACACAGTGAGCTTACTCTTCAGTTCATCGTTCATCTCGAATGAACTGATGTCGTCCTCACTCCATTCCTTGTCGTAGAAAAGATGTGTGGCATGCTGAGTCGCTGAATCTGGCACCGTGATGCCAGTGAAAACGTAGCTTTTACCTGCTTGAATACCATGGTCAACAATGCTGACATGACGAGTGACGTAGCTTTGGTTCTCGTCGTTCCAACTCAGCTCTGGAATGAGCACCAAGTCTTCCACGTTGACGTTCTCAATGACGTCTATGTCGACAGTACAATCTCCAACAGCACCTGCGAATTCCTTCATTTTAGTCTTCTGGACAGAGTCACTCAGACCTCGGAGTTTCATCAGGTTTGGTGAGTCTTTTGGTATGTTGACTTCAAGCGTTCCACCTGCTATTCCGATGGGACACACTGTGCACTTCTTCTTGTTAGCAGAAGCGCATCGTACAACGTACCTGTCAGGTACGATGTAAGGTTCAAGGTCTTTACCTGCTACGACAGCAGCGGTACGTATGTGCTTGCCTGCATACTTCGCCAGAGATGCCTCATGGAGAGGAACATCATACACCTCGTTGTCGTCTTCATCCTGTAGGGTATTGCGAGGAACCGTCTTATCGATGAGGTTCTGGAAGTCATCTCGAGTGGCTCCATACCCCACTACCCAGTCAGTTACGTCTCCGTTGGAAGGTTCTGAAATAGGTAGGTTCAAAATACGCACAGTAGCAGCAATGTGCTCAAGGTTGTTCGCTACGTTGACCATGCCGTTTTGTCCAGCTTTGTCAATGTCGTAGCAGATATTTACTTCACGGCTGTGGAACAGCTGATTCCATTCAGGCTTCCAGTTACCTGCGCCACTAGTGGACGTGACGGCATTGAACCCCAACTGGTGCATGAGAATGCAGTCCATCTCACCTTCACACAGGAAGATGGGGTCATCAGACCAAAAATGGGGATCGGGGAACAGCGTTACTCCGCCGCGACCGCGCTCCCAGCTGATTACTTTAGAAGAATCGCGCTTAGCCCAGTCGTACTGACGGATGTTGTAGCAGCCTTCCTCATTGTACAGAGGAATCGTGATACGACCGTTATGGTATCCAAGCTTGAACTCACGAATGGTCTCATCTGTGAGACCACGTTTCTCGTGCAGAAAATCAAGCGCAGCTTTATTGCACCAAAGGTTGTCTACCAGACCATCGATAACAATATCCGAGATAGGAGGAAGCTTCTTCTGAGGTCTTTTAGTGATTACTTTAGGCTTCTTAGACGATTCGCCATCGATTAGCTCGATTTCTACGTCTCCGACAAAACCTCGGTCGCTAAGCCACTTACAAGCTCCCTTGAAGTCAGTATCCTCGCTCAGCTGGACAAACGTGTAAATATCTCCCTTGAGACCACAGCCGAAGCACGTCCACAAACCTGTGTTCAGGTTAATGGACATGGATTCGACTGTGTCGTTATGCCAAGGACACCTGACAGCAACCTCACCGCTGCTATCAGGTGTCAGCTGCTGCCCAAATGCGTATTCAAAGTAGTCCTTGATGGACATATTCTGGGCAGTCATTTCACGTCCTATTCGAAGTCGAAATCGTCGTCGCTGTCGTCATCTGCGACGTCAGTCACAGGGAGTGGCTCCTCCTTTGGAGCGGGAGCGGGAGCGGGAGATGGAGTCTCGTCAAACGGTAGCTCGTACTCGACTTCTTCCTCATTCTTAGGAGCCTTAGGAGCCTTCTTAGCGGACTTCTTTGGTGCAGGCTTAGAAACGGGCTTCGGCGCGTCAGGTACCTGAATTTTTGGCTTAGAGACTCCATTTGTTGGAGCGAAGCTCTTGATGACGTTGCGCATCTGGTCATCGGTACCATCGCGGTCGTTGGCATACTCATCTGGCTCAAGACCAACCATGATGATAAGTTCCTTGCCAAGCAAGTCGTTAGGATTGAGCTGCAAGTGACCCTTAGGGACATCAATGCCGCATGCCTTAAGTACCTGGACAAGACGCCACTTCGCATTGTCGCTGAGTGATGTATTGTCCCAAAGACGACGACCAGCAAAAGGCTCACCGTCACAAATCTGGAAGCACCACTTCAGGTAAGGCTTACCAGAGTTCTTACCTACCTCACGAGAAATCTCAAAGACGGTAGCGCGGTAACGACCAGAATCAATAGGACTAAAACCTGTGCCCTCGTCCTCGTTACCAGTGAAATCACCAAGATCAAGCAAATCAACAGCCATAGTTTACTCCTCACCGAAAATCATGTTATAAGTGTCAGGGAACGTTGGATTGTCAATGACGGTTCCCAGCATACCAGATCTATCCTTCGCATAGTACGAACCAACAGGTTGAACGAGCATTCGACGCACAGCTTCAGTACCCTCGTCCGTCTGGACGTTGTCTACGTAAAGATATCCGACGATATCAACGTAGCCACAGACGTCAGCAGCCAACTTAGAGCTCATCTTAGGCATGGTCTTAACGGCTCCAGTGACCTCGTTCTTCTCGTCCATTGCGAGTGCAGTGAAAATGACGTTCATATCGAGGTCACGTGCCATACGAGTGAATCTGCGCATGCGCTCTGTGTTGTATCCCCAGTCTCCTACTGTGAGACCATCGCCATAGGGACGCTTCACCTCAGGATGGCTTTCGACGATGTAATCCATGAGCTTCTTCTGGAGCTCAGTGATGGAATCTATGACGAGTGTATCTGCTTTCCCGCTGCCCTTCTCCTGAAGAGTACGGATGAAGTCCTCAATCTCGTCGAAGGTATCGAACTTTTTCTTCACGACCTTCTTGGACTTGATGCGCGACTGGACAGAAAGAGCTCCGCCTTCGACGTCGATGAAAATAGTCTTGTCTCCAGAGCAGCTGAAGACAGTCTTGCCTACGCCAGGATCACCGTAGACTAACATCTTAATGGTGTTCTTAGCCATTGTTAATCACCTTCTCAATCTTGTTGTTTGGATCCTTATCCGACTCGGATTCATGCTTGATATGGAATCCCTCAACGCCTGCTAATTCCTCAAGGTCAGCTGCTTCAAGACGACCCTCCATCTCGGCAATGCAGATGGGACGGTACTCGCAATCCCACGAGCAATCTCGAGTTGGATTGCAGTAGAAGCCGTAGCGATCAGCATGCTTCATGGCCAGGTACTGGTGATAAAGCTGACGACCGCACTCTTCAATCTCTCGGTCATTGCGATACACAGCTTCACGGTAATGGTATGGAGCCTTGGTGCGAGCTGAGTATGGATCACACTTGCGGAGAATATTGTAGTACACTCCACAGACATCATACCCCATCTGGCGCAGAGCCCAAATGTACTGGGTCACCTGGGTGTCTGTGATGAGATGCTTCGTGTCAAGCGTTTTCGCGGTCTTGTGCTCCAGGATGTAGAGTCTACCTTCACGCTCGACGATTGCGTCAACGTAGCCAATGAAGGAACACCAGGAGAACTTGCCGTTCGGATTAGGAACCCTGACCTCAACCTTCAGCTCGCTGGCGACTGGAGTGAAATCATCGTTCGGAGCGATCTCCTCGAAGTAGTACTTAAGCATCTGACGACCCATGAAGGAGTCCTTGTCGAACTGCTGGGAGTCACCACCAACCGACAGCACCTCTGTAGCTGCCTCAGCTACCTTGTTGTCATACATAGCCATTGCCATAGATGCTCGAACGTTGACGTCCTTGTCCTTGTTGTCGAGCGAGTAGAACTCTGCTAGTGATTCATGCACCAGAGAGCCTAACATCAGTGCTGGAGCTTTGTCGTTTGCTGTGAGCTTATCAACGTAGCGGTACTCGTACTTACGAGGACAACGCCTGAAGCATGCAAGACGACTGTTGCTAACTGTAATCACTGATTTTACCTCCTTTTTCTTGAATTGAGTTGAGCTCTACAATTAGGTTATTAACCTTTCTTTCTTTTTTTTTATTAAGTTGAGCTCTACAATTAGGTTATTAACCTTACTTACTTCTATTTAATTGTAATCAATAAATACCTCCCTGTCTGCCGTCAGTGTTAGATTATTATTCTCCATTTCTAGATGGATTTCATCGGGAATTTTAAGATTTATTTATTCGTACAGAGAACTGCGCTTTTGACGTTCGAGATGACCTCGTCAACGGTGAGCTCCTTGTCGTTGATGTACTCTTCGATGGTCTCATCGACGGTATCTGAAGTGACCAACTTGTATATGTCTGCTCCGTGGATATCGTTCATACGAGCATAAATACGGTCTTCAGCCTGAGCATTATCATCAGGTGTCCAGGCTCTGTCTGTGAAGATCATCTTGCTCGCTGCGGTAAGCGTCAATCCTGTTCCAGCTGCACCGATGGTCGCGATGAATACCTTGACCTTAGGATTTGTTTGGAACTGCTTGACAGCTTGCTCTCGTTCCGTCTTCGTTGAGTCTCCCGTGTATACCACGCAACCGTACTTCTCGAGAGCTCTGTGGACAGATGCCACGACCCTAGCCCAGTTGCTGAAAATGACCACTTTCTCGTCCTGTTCTACGCAGATCTCCTGTACCATAGCTTCAAGCGTCTGAATCTTCCCGCTGGGGATGACCGTCGAGAACTCTGAATCGCTAAGGCAGTTCGCGTCTGTTGCAATCTGGCGCAGTCTCATGAGCCTGCTCACCTCTGCAGGTGCTGTGACGAACACGTTATTCTCTACCTCAGCAACGTACTCGTTAAGCATCTGGAGATAGATCTTCGATTGTCTCTCGCTCATGCCACACTTAATGGTGTGAATGAACTTCGGTGGGAGATCTTTGATGACGTCAGATTTACGTCTTCGAATCATGTATTGACTGAGCTCTTTGGACAGCAGATCTAGGTTCTGATATCCAGTAGCCTTCTTGCCAAAGTACGTCTGCTCATACATGACGTACGTAGGTATCCATCTCCAAAACGAGCTATACTTTCTGCAGTCGATGAAGTGAAGCAATGCCCACACGTCTGCAGGATTTTCTCTCATTGGTGTACCTGTGAGCAAGTACAACTGGCGACTGCGATAAGACAATTTATTTACGATACCAAAATTCGTAATGTTTTTAGCCTTTGTGCGAGCCTTGTGAGACTTGCAGCGATGGGCTTCATCAACGATTAGGACGTCCCATTTCTTGTCACACAGAACCTTGGCATTGCGCTCAAGGCGTGCAGCTTCGTAATGGATGATGGTCCAACGAGACGTTCCAATCACTTGTTTTCCGTCATATACTTCGATATCCTGCCCTTGCCCCAGCAGGTCACATATCTCAGCCTTCCAATTGTTCTGAAGCCCATTAAGGGTGATTACTAAGATATGTTGGTTAGGCTTCTGAGCTGCAGCTGCAATAGCCTGTATGGTCTTGCCGAGTCCCATGTCATCTGCCAGGATTCCTCTGCCGAGCTTGCGGAGACCTTTGGCTCCTTGCTTCTGGTAGGGAAGGAGCATTTTAGGCATTAGTTACCTCCTTCACCCAGACGGTATAAATATACGTGTCACCTGCGAAGAGATTGTTAATATTCTCAGACAACTCAATGGTGTTAGCCACATTTGTGTGGACTGTATTCGAGACTACGGTAGCTTCGACGGATGAACCGTGCTCAGCGTCGATTCCGCACCAGATGGTGACTCTGGTTCCGACAGGGTACTCGTTCGTTGCACACGTATTAGGCTCAGTCAAGCTGGAGTTGTAGAAGCCATTCATTCTCGTGAATCCTTCTGGAGCTTCTGATGCCGATGACCTGTTCTGTACCGTCTCGACGATGTGCTCCTTGTACTCGTCAGACATCTGGTATGGGAAGCACTGATTCCAGAACCAAACGACCAGAATGACAGCTACCACGATTGAGAGTCCTGTCTTTACGTTACGCTTCACGTTTGTCTCCTTCGAGAGAATGACCTACCGACCATGTCAGTCGGTAGGTCTGTGAGTATATTTATTGATTGAGCTTGAGCCTGAGGTCTGCTACCTTAGAGACATAGTCGTTGAACTCGACGACACACACTGCGTGGCAGAAAATACCATAATCTGCTGTAGTACGATAGACACGCTTGATGTCGGAGACCTTAGCTTGCTTGTATCCGCGATGAGAACGAACGCGCTCGAGGACCTTCTCTGGAGAAATGACGCTGATCTCGTTGTTGTCGCGCCTGCTCATGCGACGCTCTTTGCGGAGCTTACGAGCAGCTTCGATGTCCTCAAAATCCTTTGTGTAGACATATCTTTTGCGATTCTCAATACGATACCAAGACTGAGACTCCACGATTCTGCCGTCGCTGTTCCAAATGGTGTTGCCCAGGCTGTCCTCGACAAAACCCTTTTCGACCTTGCGAACTTCAAGAACAAGCATGCGATCGTAATCAATGTCCTCAGTATTGTAAACGCGAACACGATAGGTGATGTTACCTTTGTTGAGATCTGCGTAGAACACATCACCTTGTGAACCTGCCATAGTACCGAAGTTGAAAACGTAACCCTTCTCGATGAACTCGTTAACCTTAGCGGTAGCAATTGCAGAGATCTCGTTCATAGTCATGATGTTCTTCATTGTTGACTCCCTGTCGTAGTAGTTGAACTTCCTGACGAAGTTATTATCGCTCAAAATTGTTCAACTTTCATCGAGAATTTGAAAAATTTTGAAAATATTTTTACACGAGGTCGTCCCAACCATCGAAGTCGATGTCTCTCCTGATCATTTCCTGGAGGATCTTTGGATTAATGTCTACACCACCAGATCTCTTCTTGTGAGATACACCTGTGACACTAAGCGCACTAGAGATCTTAGAGATCTCACTTTTTATGTAGGACTCAAACCCGAAGTCATCATAGATGTGATGCTCCCCCAGGAAGACCTCATACGATCCAGATGCAGACAGATCCTTCTTTATGAGATTGCTCCAGGTCGACATCGCTTCTGCTGGACGGTAGCTACCATTATTTTGAATAAATTGGACTGCATATCTCCTAATTTCATCGTCCACTTTCCTCCATGACGCAGCGAATGCTCTGAGCGTGGTGTCGTCCCCACCAACATACTTCCAGATGCCGTATCCTCGTCCTCTAATCAAACGACCTTCACCCATTAGTTTATTCACTATCTGGAGTGCTGTCTGTGGAGTGACGTTCGTGAATTTCACAATTCCCGTCACAGATACAGTATCTGCATAAGCAGAGAGATAATCTTCGAGCAAAGGGTACTCGACCTTCAGATCTTCGAAGGTATCTCCAGACACGTCATCGACGAACGCATTCTTCCATCCCGTGCGAGCGCACTCAAGCATGAACCTGTTGACAGACACCCCCTTCTTCTCAGCTGCTGTAGCAATCTTCTTCCAGACGCTCCCATTCGCTTGTACACTGACACTGTACCTCTGACCGTCTTTCATCTCCGAGATTTCCATGTTGTTCCTTTCTGTCGGAATTATACGGCATTTACATTATCGCTCTATTTTCAGAGAATGTCGTCGAGAATCATGTATTTTTCTCTGGGGAAGTTTATATTCTCTTTCCCTCTCTAGGTCTACGTCAATCAATTTTCAAAGAGGTGAAAAATTTATTGAGACCCTATGACCGCCCACGTGATTTCTCATATGAAATCATACCTAAGAGAATGTTAGATTCGAGAAGGTAGAGAGGGAAAAAGAATACTAAGAACCCCAGAGAAAAATAAGTAATCTGAGTAAAAAGAAAACTCCTCAGGCACGGCAAACACCTGAGGAGTACACAACCGCGTGTGCGGGATGTGTTGTGCGTTAGTGCAGTGAAGTCAACCGACCGACATCATCTGTGTCGACCTGTACGGTACTGTCAGCCTGGACAGAACCATCAGCGTTGACTGCGTAGGCGTGATCATTGTGAACGTGAACGCCTGCAGGAAGCAGGTTGCCATTCTCGGAAGCGAGGTACTTCTTGCCTTCCGCGTCAAAGATGCCCGTTGCCATGCGACCGTCACTCGCAAAGTAGTAGTCGCAACTTCCAATGTGCTGCATACCTGTCAGCATGGCACACTCCAGTGGACCTTCCTCTGGGCAGAGGTAGAACCAGTCAGAGCCATCAAAGTACCAACCTGTGACTGCATATCCTCGTGCGTCAAAGTAGTACCAAGAACCATTGATGAACGCCCACTGGCTGTAGTAATACGTGCTTGGACTGGTTGCATACCACCAGCCTGTTGAGTTCTTAACCCAGTGTGGCTCGAACTTGGACTCACCCTGTGCAAGCTGCTCCCCTCTCTCGGAA